ATGATATGCTAATTGTTTTCCATTTGTATTTTTCCAGTATTCACGAAATTCATTAGGAAAAGTCAATGCTTTCAACCAGTTATAAGACTCTTCCCATACTCTCAAATCTTCATCTACTATAACTGTTACTTCAAATTGATCATATACAAGTTTGTCTCCATGTCTATATGTAGCAGAAAATGGAGTATCTACAGTTACAGAATTTGTTTGGATGCCAGGAATGTTTATAGATTGACAAAAGTATTTCAAGAAAGGTAGTGTAGGGAATTCAAAAGTAAACTTGTTACCTTGAAGGAAACTTGTGTTCTCTGGAATTTTTGTTAGAACAGATTGTGTTGTCATTCTAATTGATTACCTTATAAAATACTGAACTTCTATGATTACTCTGTCCTGCTATACTCACTTCTACGGACTTAACTACGGCTTCGATGTTATTTTTCCAGTAATTTAGAAAATCATGGACTCTAGGAATGTCTGGAACAACATCATCGAATTGACAATAAAATTCATTCAGCAGATATTGATAATCTGGCATATAGTACGTGATACCAACGAGGACTAATTCTTTACGTTTGAGTATTAGCATATCTATATTTATATATCTTGACAACTACAACATTTCAATCTAATATATACTCATAGTAATAATAGGAGATAAGTTTGTCACATAAGCATCCTGTTCCCAGTAGAGATGATTTATTAGATTATTATAATGCTGTTAAGTCTATATCTAAGACTGCCAGATATTTCAAAACTTCAAATCCTACTGTTAGAAAGTGGTTGAAATTTTATTCAATATCAATTTATTCGCACAAGGAAGCAGTGAATCAGGATTTTTCTTTGAAGAAAGTAAATATACCTTCAAGAGAAGAACTTATTTTTTTGTATAACAATGTGTCAATCTCTGACATTCGTAGTATGTATAATGTAGGACAAGAAACTTTTTATGAATGGTTAGAAACATACAATATTGATAGATTAACTATATCGGATAAAGTTAAGAATGCCAAACAAAATAAATTCAATGAAAGATTTAATCTAACAAAAGAACAAATTGAAGAAGATTATGCTAAAATCCAATGTATGGGAGGATTAGCAGATTATTACAAGTGCTCTATGACTACAATAAAAAAACTATTTAAACTTCATAGCATAGAAGCAAAATTTGCTAAATCTTCTGTAGGACAGTTACAAGTTGCTAATTACATAGAATCTTTAGGTTTCAATGTTATTCTAAACGATAGAAAATTGATTAGTCCTTTAGAACTTGACATAGTTATTCCAGAGAAGAACATTGCTATTGAATATTGCGGAATCTATTTTCACTCTGAAACATGGGGCAATAAAGATAAAAAGTATCATCTAAACAAACATCAATTATCCAATAGACAAGGATACAAACTAATCACTATTTTTGAAAATGAATGGTTTGAAAAGCAAGATATAGTGAAGTCTATACTTTCCGTGAAACTTGGTGTATCCATGGATAAAGTATATGCCAGAAAAACAACTTTCAAAGAAGTATCATATAAAGACATAAAACAATTTGAAATTGATAATCATTTACAGGGAACAAGACCAGCAAGTAGATATTATATTCTCTGTTATGATGATGAAATTGTGATGTCTTTGTCTATTGGTAAATCCAGATTCAATAAAAATATAACAAATGAAATTGTAAGAATGACGACTAAGAAGAATATGAGTGTTGTTGGCGGCATATCAAAGTTAATCAAAAATATAAAAGTTAATGATTGTTTAACATATGCAGATAAAAGATATGGTGATGGTAATGGTTATGAAAAAGTTGGATTTATCAAACTACAAGACAGTTTTCCAAACTATTTCTATTTCCATAAGAAAGATCATTCTACTTTATATTCAAGAAACAAATTCCAAAAACATAAAATTCCTAATGTAGATTTGTCCAAGAGTGAATATGAAAATATGTTGTTACGAGATTATGATAGAATATGGGACTGTGGTAATTCTGTGTATTATTTAAAATAAAAAAAGAGGGGAACTGAATCCCCTCTCTAAGTTTACTATTCTTTTCTTATTATGTGAGATTTCTGATTCTAAAAATTCTGTAATAAATGTTCGCATTGTTGGCATTAGTGTTACGAGGAGCAACAGCACCGTCACCAGCAGCAGTTGCGAATGGGTTTGCAACCATTCCGTAACGAGTCTTAAAGCCGATCTTGGGCTGGAATGAATCTTGCCCGATTGCACGAACCATCTGGAGAGGAACGTAGGGGCAATAGAATAGACCAGCATCATAAGGAGAAGTGCCCTTATAACCGACAGTGCAAAGTTCATCGCCATTAGCAGAACCACCAAAGTATGGATCGATATAAACTTTGATGCGGCCATGGAGAAGACCAGCAAATGTATTACCAGTATCATCAACCTGGAGATTAGCCTGGAGAGCAGGTGTATAATCGAGAACACCAGCCATAGCAAGAGCAGATGCAATGTCAGAAGAAACGATGATCATATTACCCTTGCCTCTACGAGTAGCACGAGCAATTGCGTTAGCTTCACGTTCAATCTGGAATACTAGACCCTTGAACTTTTCAACTGACCAACGACCATTTGAGTCTGTGTCAAGATCGAATGTACCAGCAGATGTAACACCATACTGAGCACCAATTGTAGCAGAAGAATAGATAGTACGAACTACTTCACGATTGATTTCTGCAAGGATTTCAGTTGAGAGGATGTTAGCAAGTTCTGTCTCAGCATCTAGACCATGAACAGCCTTAAGATCCTGTGCTAGTTCCATGGTGTACTCAGCTTTTAGAGCACGAGAACGAGCAGTAACAGTAACCTTGTCGATTGAGAATGCCATTTCAGCAAACTGGTTGGTAGAAACGTCACCAAGAGCTTCAGCCTGGGCAGTTGTCATACCACGACCATAACCATAAACGTCATCGTCAGTTAGAGCAAATACTGGGTTGGTATTTGAGAATGAACCACGAGTATTACCATTAGCACCAAGAGAGTTGGTACCAGAGAATGCAGAGTTGGCTTCATTGAATAGTGCTTCTGTACCAGTCTGTGTCTTATAACGTGACCGCATTGCGAAGATAAGACCTGTAGGACCAGTCATTGGCTGAACACCGCAGATATCATAAGCAATGAGGTTTGGAAGAGCACGGCGAACTAGTGAGATAAGAATTGGATCATATGAACCAATGTTAGTACCAGTTCCAAGACCACCACCAGCATTTGTTGGGGCAGTTTCGTTTAGCTGACGTGATTCCTCAGCCATTGCCTTTTCCTGGTTCTCAAGGATGATGGCAGTAACGGCACGGCGATAGGGATCTTTAATTTGAGAGAGACCATCATGGTCAAGAACAGGTGACCACTTTGATTCTAGTTGTTCTGTTAAGTACATTTAAAGTTAACTCCTTAAATAGGTTTATTGTTATTTATAATTTTCAATTATTTTGGAAGTGTTTTGCCAAGAGCCTTGACGTAATTTGCCATTGGACCTTGGAGTTCTTCAGAAATCATAGATTTACCGTCTGTTGGATAAGTATCAAGTACTTTTGAGTTATCCACACGACCAGCAGGGAAATAGCTTTCTTTTAGTGTTTCTACTTTATGAGAATATTCATCAACAGTTGTGTAATCAATATTCTCGGCAAGAGCACGAAGTTTAGCCGCCTGTGTATCTGTTAGATCATCACATGCATTTACTAGAACTTCAAACTTCTTAGATTCATTGATCTGCTTTACTAGACCAACATTCTTTTCGATCTGTTCGTTTAACTTTGATTCTAAATCTTCAACTTTAGTACCAAGGCTTTCGATGACAGTAACTTTTTCTTCTGGAACATCAATATAATGTTCAGCAAATAGAGTACGAAGACCTGAAATAAACTCTTCGGTTAGTTCGGTACGAAGGCCAGACTCAATTGCTACTTCATTTTCTTGAATCCATTGTTCAACAACATAATTGAGATAATCATCAACTTGTTCTGTTAGTTGTTCATGGATCTTAGCAACTTGTTCTTCTAGAGCAGCGGCATAGGCTTCTTCTAGTGTCTGAACTTCTTCTTCTACACGAGTAGCAACGGCAGATTCAAAGATTGTTTCTGCTTTAGCACGGAAATCTTCTGAAAGATTTTCACCAGCAAGAAGGGCATCAACATGTTCTTTCATCATATGCTTCATTTCTTCAACACGGCTCTTCTTATCAGATTCTTCTTCTTCCTCTGCTTCCTCAGAAACGAGTTCAAAGTTTTCTTCGATGGCTTCGGCAATTTCTTCTTCTGATAGACCTTGTTCGATACATTCATTAACGAAGGCTTCTAATTCTTCTGAGATTTCATAATCTTCTTCCATAACTTCGGTAGAAGATGTTGGTAACTTCTTAACACTACCAAAAGGTTCTGCACCGACTGCGGCTTGGCTAGACCGAGTAGAATCTTTGCTAACTTTACCGGAAGCAACAGCACCGAAATTGGCTGATGGCATACCAGATGTTGGAGTTTGTCCGCCTAGATCCTGTGCGGCTTCGGCACCACCAGGAGGCATTGAATTTGGATTAGCAAAACGTCCTTCAGGTGCTCTTGATGCTGGACGAAGTGTGCCCATATTTGGTGTCATCATTTTTGTACCACGATCAGGATCACCAGCATCCATAGGACTTACAGAAGGAATCATACCTTCCTTCATTAGAATTGACTTAGCTGTTTCAGTGAGTGACTTAGCCATTATTGTTTAACTCCTTATTATAATAGTTATTTATATTTCTTATAGTTTTGAGATGTAATTTTCAAGTAGTTTTAGTGCTACAGATTCAATTTCATTTTTACTGAATGTTCTCATTTGTTTTCTATAATCTTCTGACATTTCTGCCATTTTCCATTTGCCATTATCATAGAACCACTCCACCCCTTCCATAATTCCTTTTACGAAAGCATCAGGAGCAGAAGGATCAGCAACAATGTCAGCCGCTGTAGCTAACTTGAAATCATCTTGAACTAACTGGTAGCCGTTATGGGGTTTTAGAGATCCTACACCTCTAGTTGAAACACCTAAACATGCACCACCATCGAGCAAACCTTTAACAATATTGCCCATTGGAGTATCAACAATTTTTGCTCTACCTATAAAGTTATTACCATCAGGAAACAACTTAGTAATCATATGAGAAACACGATCAAGATTAATAGAGGGATTATCTGGATGTCCTAGTTCTCCAAATGCTCTATTCTTATTAACATATTCATTATTATATCTATCTACTTCTTTTTGTAGTGTGCCAAAAGGATATATACGACCATTCCTATTCTGTCTTTCGGCCTGCATGAACACACCTTCAATGCAGTAATCTTTTTTACCAGTTTTCTTATTATTTTCAATAAGATACTTGATATCTTGAACTTCTTCTCTAATAAGTTTCATCTCTTAGTATCCTAATCTTTTCCTTTTAAGTATGGACTTTTGTCTTTTTCTTAGTATCTGGGTCATCTTAGCACGACGTTTAACTTTACCTCGTTTGGCACCCAATTTTCTATTCCGTCTTTCAGTAGGAGACATCCGAGTCATCTTACCTTGTCTTAGAGTAAATCCAGGAACATTAGAGACTTTCTTCCGTCTCTGTACTTGTCCATTTCTAATCCTAAGTTTTACTACTTTAATCCTACCGGGCATTATTTTGGTTTCTTCTTTTGTGCTGCCTGTGATTCTCGTGCTGTTTTTGCATAATCATCAAGATAATTTTTTATTGCAACAGCATCAATTTTAGGTTTAGTTGCTTTTGGCATTGGACTATTATATTTTTTAGAACCAAGTGCTTCTATATCAGATTTTGCTTGATCTAATGCCTTTGTCTCTAGAATAGACTTTGCTTTCATCTTAGCTTCATCAAGTCCTAATTTATGCTTCAATTTACCAAAAGTTGATAATTGTGCATACTTATCTTTTGGAAGAGATGGCCGAGGCTTTGGTTTATTTTCCATTGCTTTTTCTGTATATCTTTGGGCTGCAGTAGGACCAAAAATTCTTTCTACTCGTGCAGCTTTTATTTTAACTTTTTCTGCATATGGATCAGCTTCTTTTGTGATCTCGGCAGCTTTAGATTTTTGTTCAGTTGATGCTGCTTGCTCTTTTGCTTTAGCTTTTTCTGCTTTTTTTCTTCTTAGAAGTTCTGCACGTTCTTTAGCAGCTTGTAATCCAGGAGGTAAAGGTGGATGAGCTTGTTTTTTCTTTGCTTTTACAACAGATGGTTTATCACCTGGTTGCACTTTTTTTAACCATTTTCCTTCGGCTAATTGCCTTCTTTGTCTAAGAACAGATGGTAGAATTTCTTCACCACTTGCAGTGTGTGCCATACCATCAGATTGAACGATAATTTGCTCATCAATTCTTGCAGCAATCATCTTCTTAACTTCATTAAGTTTTGATTCAAGAATATTACCAATATGCTGTTCAATCAACTCATTGGCTTTAGTATGTTCTTTATTGACGATATGTTCTACTATCTGTTTCATCTTTTAAATTCCTGATGGTCTATTGAATGCTGTTGGATCTGCTGATTGTCCTGCATCATAATCTCTATTATCTTTTTTTAGATCGATGAATATAGTAGCAGCATCCGCACTTGATGGAGTCACTACTGTTAATAGAATATCACCGTTTGAACTTGTTTCTGGATTTGAAATTGTTGCTCCATCACCCATGCTTTGAAAATCAAAATCAAATCTTCCAGTAGGAATAGTTACAATCTCACTATTTGATGCACCTTGCCACTGTAGTTTGATATATGCATTTGCTTTA